GTTTTTTTCTTCAAACGATTCTATAACTTTATTCATGTCAGCTATATCATTAGCCAACAACTTATTATCATGTTTTAATTCTCTAATTTCTTTACCAGCTTTTTTACAAATCTCTTTTAATAAATCTTTTTTACGAGTTAACACCCTAATTTTTTCTTCCATCTCTTCTATATTTCTTATCGCATCATCCATTTCTTTCTCCCTATTTTTTTTTAAAATGATTTTTCCATCTCTTAATTACAAAACTATATACATCATGGGTCCTATCTAATCTTCCAAACCTAGTAAATGCCATTCTCCAACTGTTTCTAGTTTTTCTTTTTTTATTAATATAGCTATCTCTTTCATTAGCAATCTTATCTCTACGTTCTAAACTTTGATAATATTTACCTAAAGGATTATAAAGATCCCATAACCTTACATCTACATTTCTTACTTCCATCCACTTAACAAATTTTTTCATCTTAGTTATTTTTAATAGTGATATGTCCATTATATAAACACAGCTCCCACTATAAAACCAATCATAAACATAATTAAATGTGGGTGGTCAATCCACAAAATTTCTAAATTAAATCTTATCTCATTTATCCATTTCATCATATTATTTAATTAGTTAAAACATAAAATATTAATAAAGCAATCTCAACAGCTATTATAGTTTCAATCATTTTTTTTTCTCCATTTTTATTAATTGTTTACCAATGGTAGTCCAAGGATTAAATTCAATTTTTGAGCATCCGTTTAAAACCATCAGTATCAGTATAAACTTTACCCACTTCATCTTCATTTACTTTTCCATCTTTACATATTAAACATTTAACAATAACATCCTCCATTGCAAGTTTATATGGCACCTTAACTAAGGCAGTGCCATTACAAATTGGACAATCAATTTTGTTATTCTTTTGATCCATTCAATAATTTTTTTCTCATTGTATCTACAGTTACTTTTTCTTTTTTAGCTAAGTGAATAACATAATCATTTATTAACTTACTAATCATTGCACCTGGGGCTCTAAATTTATTTTTACATAAACCTTTTAGTAAAGAATAATCTTGTTTAGCTACAGCAATTGATTTCCATTTATTTATGTCCATTTTTATTCTCCAATATTTTAACTTGTTTAACTAATTGTTTTACACCCTCTTCTAGTTCGGCATTTTTTTGTTTAAATATTTTTAAATTTTTACTAAGAATATCTATAGTTTTAAACAATCCATCTCTAGCTTCTTCTAGTTTACCCATAGGATCTAAGTTGCCTTCTGGTTGTTGTCCTAAAGGCAATACATTATTCAGTCTCGCCATTTCAGCGTTCATTTTTTCTATCATTTTTCGTCTCCGGTTGGTTGGTTTTTTCGTTCTTGTATTTCGTCTTCTACAAAAATTATGGCTGCTGTTCTACCAAAAGGATAAAATTTTTTCCCTGATATATCATACGCAGAAATCATAGTGATTGCATCAATGTAACTATCTAAATGCATTGAATCTTCAGTAGGTGTACCGTCTGAATCATTACTTGGCATTTTAGATAATTGTCGGTCTAAGTCTTTCATGATACCCTGGGCTACTGAACTATTACATTTAAATCTCATAAATCTTAATTACATGGGATACATGGGATAGTCAAGAAAATTATGAAAATACTTTTAACTATTATTATTTGTTCTGGAGTATCTGATACTTGTTTACAACCATTTACTTTTGAACCACCTTATAACTCTATCTATGATTGTATGGTTGATGGCTATACTAAATCACTTGAAAAAACTATAGAAATAGGTAAAGAAGAAGTAAACAAACATGACATATATATAAAATTTATGTGTAAAAAAGACAATAAACTTCTAATTTAGAATGATTATAAAGTATATATTATTAGCATCAATATGTTACCAAATGCCAAATATGACAGAAAAATGTATTCAACAAATTAAAAATCCAGTCTCAGATCAACAGAGATGCATAGCTATAGCAAATCATAGTGGCAAGGCCTTTAAACAAAGAGTAGAAGCTCTGAGTGGCTCTGTGACCTCTTATGAGGCATTTTGTTATGCTATTGACAATCAAGGGTACAATGTTGACTGGTCCGTTAAAATATCTTATAATATCTTATGACAGCTTATCGTATCCAAGCTCGTGTGGGAGGAAAGTATTTAGATACTAATCTTGATGCACCCACTGACAAAGAGGCTCTCGATAAGTTTGTTCAACTTGCAAGTGAAGGTAAGATAAAAGAAGTTAACACAGATTTTTATACACCTAAATTCACTGGCATAACTTTGGAGGAAATAAATGTTGAGTCCGGAAAAAGTACAAATGTTAAAGAAGCTTCAACACCTGGAGCATAAGTGGTCAGCAGGTTTTCTGACACATGGTGGTTGTAATGTCGAGATGTTGCAAATAGAAAGAGAGATTAAGTCTCAAAGAAATACTATTAAGCATCAAGATGTTCAAGAAAACTTAACCGCAAGTAGAATACAACAAAGCGCTTAAGACCTAGGTAAAAAACGTTCAGGAGTCCTTAGAGTATTTGTCTGCCCAAATTCGTAATGATTAATTATAGCTAACAGTTTTGGTTTTTTCTCAATAGTAAAGTTAACAATTTTCTTAGCAGCTATCAAAGCTTTTTGATGAGAACATCTCCAACGCCACTGATCTTTTCTACTGAATCCTAAATTAGCTTTATGTGTAATTGTACCTACACCAATTATTCTTAGAAACTCTGCAATAGGATCTAAGTGGACCATATTAATTTCCATTGATACTCTCCATTTATATTTATGGCCACCTTTAGGATAATCTTTTTTATATTGAACACACCCCTCTCCATCAAATAAACCACCACACCAAGCTTCTGGTTCTAGTCCTCTGGTAAACACTTACTTAGCGTCTCCCCAAGATTTGCCAATACCATACTCTACAATAAATGGAACTTTAAATTCTATTGTGTTCTCCATAGTATGTTTAATTTTTTTTATCTGCTCTTCTCCTTTTGCACCACTCTCTATATTAAAACAAAGCTCATCGTGTATTTGTAAGATAGGTAGATTACCACCTTCTACACAATCTAGCATGGCTTGTTTAGTCTGATCAGCGGCACTGCCTTGTATTAATCTGTTTAATGCTTTGTAAGTGTAGGCTCTTTTAATACCATCTCTACCATATTTGGCTACTGCATTATCAAATGTTTCAGCCATATGTAAACCGAAGTCTCTTGTTTCCCACTTATCAAACCTACATTTACGGCCCTTCTTAGTACGAATTACTCCTTTTTCACTAGCAGTTTGCATGCATCTATCAGATAACATTTTAACAAAAGGTACCTTTCTATTGTATTTACTAATTAAAACATCAGCTTCTTCTTTAGTTACCCCAAGGCTTAAGGCTAATTTATTTTTACCCATACCATACATTAAGCCTAGTCCAATAGTCTTAGCTTGGTTTCTTTCAATACCTACTAGATCAGCTACAGTTTGATGAAAGTCAGCATTAGAATTTTTATAAGACTCTACTAATTCATTTGATCCTTCATAACCTTCTCCAATACTTGCTGCATAATGAACCGTCATTCGTGGTTCTTGCTGAGAGTAATCAAAGCTACCCCATCTACATCCTTCTTCTGGAATGAATAGAGCTCTAATCAGTGGACCAAATTCTTTATTCCTGGATGGCACTTGTTGTAAATTTGGATTTGACATACTCAATCTACCGGATACAGTTCCGCCACTATCAGATCTAAGTTGATTTATTTCTGCATGTATCCTTGAATTGACCTGGTACTTCATGATAGAAGATAGGAACGTATTATGAAATTTATTAACTTCTCTAGCCTGAACAATCAACTTAGCAATTTTGTGTGGACAATTGACCAACCAGTTTTGAGTAAATGATGGCTCGTCTGTTTTTTGGGTACGTGGGTACTCTATTTTCAGCTTATCAAAAGCTATGGCAATCTGGCGTGCTGCCCAAATGTCTGTGTCTACTCCTGATTCTTTTCGTATTGCCAATAGGAGTTCTTTTTCTTGGATCCTCATTTTTGTTCGTAGTTTTTCAGCTAATTCCACTTCTACTCTAACACCTCGTTGTCTCATCTTAATTAAGTTAGGTAACAACTTAGATTCCATTTCCCACACAGTAGTTAAACTTTGTAATTGTATTTCTTGTTTAAATCTTTGCCATAATAGAAGCGTGAGTCGTGCATCTTGTTCAGCATAATAACCAACATGTTCTGCAGGTAACTTCCACATCTCAGCTTTAGGATCAACACCATGGTCTGCTGCTGCTTGTTTCAAATCAGTCTCAGCTTTTAGTTCTCCTAAATAATCCCGTGATAAATTATTTAAAGAAAAAGAATATCTGTTCTCATCTATAAGAGCTGCTGCAATCATAGTATCAACAATCTCTCCCTCAACTTTAATTCCTACTTGTTGTAACCAACCTACATCGTACTGAGCATTATGAAATATTTTAGTACAAGGTAAACTACATACACTTTTCATATATGCCTTAACTTGTTCCGGTATCATATTACCGCCACCTAAATGACCGAATGGATAGTAACCTTGCCATCCTTCTACAGCTACAGCAAACCCTATGATCTCTCCTTTACCTAAAGCCCAGCCGGCCCCTAAACCATTATTTATTCCTTCATCCCTAGTCTCTAAGTCAATAGCTATTTCAGTGGCTCCAGTTAAATCTTTATACTCTGATGGGGAAGACCAAATATGTTTTTTAAAATTCATGTTAAGTTGTAAGCCGCCCATTATTTTTTATCCTCATCTAAATTTTTAATATCATAATCATAACTACCTTCCTCATGTTCATCAGTAATCCATTTAGAAGAATTCTCTACAGAGTATATTTTATTACTTACTAATCTATTAATTAAATTTTTAGATGGATCAACACCCATAGATGCATCAAACATTTTAAGTCTATTATTAGGTTGAATAGCAAAGTTACCATCTTCTAATTCAAGAACATGACCACACTTATGTTGATCTGGTTTTTCAGCGTAACCAAAATTAAGTTCATTAAAATCACCAGAGCACCAATCTATAGTAAAAAGATATTTACCTTTTCTTAATATCTTTCTTCTTGATGTATATTGCATAGTAGCACCAGCTAATTCATAGAAAGTTGTAACACTTACATTATAACTAAAACTATCCCACATAACTAATTCATCTAAGGGTACTTCTTTTACTCCTGGTTTAGTACAGAAAGCTGAGATAGGAGCTCTCCACCATAAGCCTCCATCTTCCATTAAAAAATGAAACATAGGTACTCTATTAGGAATAGAACTAAAACCAAATACTCCTACTTCAAAATATTTATCGTGTGAATCTTTTTGATCTCTTAAGTAGTTACCTCTTACCCAACATTCTATTACAGGTATGTTTGCATTTAAGTACATTATTTTTTATCCTTTAGTTTTTTTATTTCTAGATCACAATAATGTTTTATCTTTTCTAAATCTTTTATTTTATCTTTGTTTAAATACCTACAAACATATTTAACAACACACCCTTGAAAGAAAGAGAGATTGTTTTTGGAAATAAATTCGTAAGGTTGTATGGTAAAGTTTTTATAATGATTGCCCCCTATTTGTTTATTCTCTGGGAAATCGTCTTTAAATATATCACTGTTTGTCATTTTTCTCCTGTACATATATTAAATAATCTGCACCCAATGGGTAGTTATACTTATAGTCAGTTCTTAATAGATGTAAAGTTTTTCTTGCCCTAGTTGAACCTGTGTACCAAACTTTTCTTTCGTTAATTTTTTCTTCAGAGTTCTTATGTTTAAATGATGATGGGTAATTACCTTTACCATACAATACTACATTATCCTTTTCATCCCCCTTAACTGAGTGTATCGTATCTATTATTATAACTGGATCTTTATTTAATTCTGCTTGACCATATCGTTTAAGTAATCTTATGAAGTGTCTTATTTGATTAGGCTTAAAGTTTCTTCTTAGTATCCACCACCATTGTTTAGTCTCGGCTTCATCTGGTAAATCTAAACCACACCATTCTTTTAACTCTTTAAAATCATATTCTTGAAAGTCTGGTTGGTTAGACCAAAACTTTTCTGCTCTAAATTTAGGATCAGATAGTTCTCTTATATACTGATACATAACTTTGGCCTGCATCTTATTTAATTTTTTACCATTACTTAAATGTGTCCAGGCTTTAATAGCTTCCCATTGTTTAACATCAAAACATTTAACATCTTTATTATCTTTAAAATATAAACCTGCATCCTTAGCTAACATCCTAAGTTCATTAACACTACTATTTACCCTACCTAATATAAACCAACTACCCTCTATTTCATTAAATGGTATCTCAGTAAAATTTCTATAGCTCTTAACAGATCCTTCTTTCTCTGTATGTTCATATTCTTTTTCTTCACTATCTAATATACCCCGTCTTATTATCTGTGAAAATTTATGAATAGCTGCACCAAATCTTCTAGTCTTTCTTAACTTTACTTTTCGACCTGGAAAAAAAGTAGTAAAGTATTTTGGATCTGCACCATTCCATTTATATATACCTTGGTCATCATCACCAGCTAAGTATATTCTTTTTACTTTATCGGCCATCTTATATATAACTGACCACTGTAATGGTGTGAAGTCCTGAGCTTCATCTATAATTAAAACTTTAAGTGCTGGAAAATCTATTTCATTAATAGCTCTACCAATCATATCATCAAAGTCTATAAAAGGTTTTTCCCCACCATGCTTTTTATAATGCTCGTAAGTTTTTATCTTTCTAAAAAATACATCTAATGAATCTTTTTTGTAAGACTCTCTCTTATAGGCTTCACTAGGTTCAACACATAAATTTCTAGATTTACTATATATACCTAAAGACCAATCCTTATATAAGAAATTATCATCAGCTAATCTTTGATCGCTGGTTTTAATTATCTTAGTCTGTAATGCAAAATCGATTGTACAATCTTTAGGATCAAATACATCTTCAGAAAAATATCTTCTACAATAAGTGTGTAATGTTTTAAATCTATAGAAGTCCTCTGTAGTGTATAATGGAAAAGCTTCTGTTGCTCTAGCTACTGCGGTGTTAACGGCTTTGTTAGTAAAAGATAAGAAGGCCATCTCACTAGGAAGAATACCTTTTTTTAAATGACCCTTTAATACTTTTTCAATTAAGGTATGTGTCTTTCCTGTACCAGGTGGTCCAAAAATCTTTATGGTTTTCTTATAAAGGCTTTTAAGTTTTTCAAGTTCTAAATTTTCCTGTGTGGTAGTCATCATCCATTTCAGTTGGCTCTTTATTTTTATTATCTTGTTTAGATTTTATTTTCATATGCTCAACAAACTCAGGCATCTGAACCTTCCATACATTCTTAACACCCTCATGATACTCTAGTCTTTCACAGTTTAAAACATCTAAAGCTTCTTTAATACTTTTAAATATTTTTTTATTACCATGGAATCTTTCTAAAGTAATTTTCCTAAAGTAACATTCATTTGTTTTACTATCTAATATTACATAGTTATCTTTTAACTTATCAAAGTCATCTTCCTCTATATGATTTTCAAAGAAGTCTTTTAAGAAAGTGTACTTCTCTTCTTCAAGTGTATCTTCATATTTCATTAAAACATTTTCTTGAGCTCTAACTACTAACTCTCTTAATAATAATTCAAATGGTGGTGGACCAGACTTAGGTCTAGGTAAAGTCATCCAGTATATCCCATACCTTAACAATCTTGTTCTCCAAGACTTTTCATCTTTCATATCTTCTGGTGTGACAGAAACTTTATGACCTTGGTATTCAAAGGTAAACTGTATTGACTTAGTATCTCTTACATACTCTATATCTTTAAAGTCCTCTATCATATCTGGTACTTGAGAACCAATACCTAAATTTCTAAATTTACATTTTTCTTTATCACATAAGGGTGTGTTACATTTTAAAGCATAATTCTTTTTACTTACTGAGTTAGCTACTGTACTTATAACTTCTTTCTCTGGTAAGGGAGTGCTAAATATTTGTTTGTTTCTTTCTAGTAAAATCTCAGTCACTTCTTTTTTTGTAAGATTACCATCTGCTTTTTTCATTTCTAAAACACCCATATTAAAAAGTAAATCGTTTCTGTGATTACCAGTCCATGGTTCTGATATTAATTTTTGACAACAGGGTGGATACTGTTTCCTATTACTTTCTGGTTCGTATTCTTTAATTTTTAATTTAAGTAAATCTTCTATTGCTATTGTTTTTTGTTTAGCTAATTCTAAAAATCTTCCTATCAATACTGGACTATTGTTATCATCGTAAGCATGTTCAGTAGTAGCATCCATATTAAAGTATGGCATGTTCATACATTTGTTCATTGGAAAAACTTCTAATGATTGAAAGAAAACATTATTCCATTCGTGTAAAACTTTTAAAATATCTTTTATAGGTGTCCAATCTTTTAGAAAAATAAATAAATGTAGACCACCAGACTTAGATCTAGCAGGTATTAAAGGTAGTTTGTGTTCTCTAATAATATCTACAATTTTCTTTTCACTAAATCCTTTATAATTTTGTGGGTCTATATCTATACAACCCCATTTAACTACATCACCATTCTCAGGTTTTATTCCTATTCTTTGAGCACCTTCTAAGTGATCCTTCCACAGTTTAAGAGTAACAGGTTCGTGAACCGTAAAAGTTTTAGCAACATGCTTGCCCCGTTCATCTACCTCTCCAGTGAGAGAGGTAGTGATGAACAGTTCAGAGTTACCCTCAAATAAATTTAAGAGTTCCCTTTCCATTAGAACGGTGTAGCGCTCTTAGGTTCTTGTGCTTTATTGAGATCATCAGAAAAGTCTACTTTACCAAAGATATCACTCTTCATTGCTGATTGATAAAATGCTCTAGTAGTTTCTAAAGCTTTAAGATCCTTTTCAGGACTTAAGTATTTATCAAACTCAACAACCCAACCATACCAAGAATTCTGTGAATTAGATTCCTTAGTAGTGCTTAGTCTGTAAGTGGTAGCCCAAGTAGGAGGTCTGTAAAAACCTTTAGCCCCTTGTACTCTTCTTGATTGCATCATAGAGTTCCAAGTCTTAGACTTTTTCTTTTGTGTGGACTTCATAGTTATCAGTGCTTGTTCGATTGGACTGTAATTGTCATCCAACAAATAAACAAAGTGATTACCAGTATCCTCGATATAATTACCGTTAGGCAATCTATCTTTATTGTCTGCCGACCTTGTAGTCTGAGACATGATAGCTGGGTCAGTATGAATACCTACTGGTCTTCCTGGACTGTCTCCTTTATCTTTCCATTCATTAAAAGTATTAATGTAAAGACAAGGAACAACTATCACTCCTGTTTTACCTTTCCATACAGATCCTGATGTCTCACTCCATATGTCACCTTGTTTAGCAGTGTCCACATGTTTACCATCACTTTCATCAAGCACTGGTGAGTTGGCATATAGTATCTTTAGGATTGGTAGTTTTTGGTCCCGAGCTGTTACAAACTCTTGACCCTCACCAGATAAGGATTCTAGATCCATACTTGCTGGTAAGTTATCTGCTTTTTTTATAACCTCTTTAGCTTGAGGTTTCGTTTGCTCTTGCGTCATGTTTACTCCTTCGTGGTTAGTTTCGTCTTGTTTGATACGTAGGTCCCAAATAAGTCAGCAGGCACATTCTTACCTAATTCAATTTGCTCTTTAACAAATCCCTTTAAGGTACTAGGGTGCACTGATTCTTTTTGTTTGACTTCAAGACCTTTGTTTCTAAGTTCCTCTACCAAAGCCTTAGCTTCATTATCTTGGTTACGAGTAAAACTCATAGACACATCATTTTTAATTAATGATCCATGGTTATTATCTCTCAACCAAGTAAATGCTTCATCAGTTTTTGATATAGGTATCCTTGCAGCGTAAAAAGGTTTGACCTCAACTTTTGTACCATCGCTGAGTTCAATCTTTTGTACCCCGGTGTTTTGCATCAAGTTTGGAATTGTCTGCTCAGAAAGAACGGTTTCTATTTCTTTAAGTTTCTTTACTTTTTCTTCAGCCGTTTTTATTTGTTCCTGAGTTTCTAATAACTTGTTGCAAGATTCGGCAATATCGTTGGTACTGCCGGTATCAATCTTTATGATTGATTCTGCTTCT